CCGTAAAAGTTGATTGTACCGCCTGATCCAGCCGTCAACTTGACGTTCAGAATAGTTTCCGTATCAGGTAGAACAGGCATGGCAGGTGCTACCACTGGAACATTGAAGCGATAGTAGTTTGCCCTGAAAGCAACAGGCATTCCATTTGCACCGAGAGTAATAATGTTAACTACTGTCGGTGTCGCCGCATTGTTGTCAATGAAGTTTGTGTTAGTCAGCCCAATCTGTGCTAGACCAGCGTTCACAGCACTCACACTGTAGAGCAAGTCTACAGAGTTTATCTGTGTTCCCTTTGGTACAGCGCCTTTTGTTGGTCCGACAAGTGTTGGAAGTTGAGCAGTGGTATAAGGTGGATAGCCCCTTATACCTTCTGGATCTGACGAATTCGGAAGACTTGACTGAGGACCAGGTAACGATAGTGAAGTACCGAACTGCTGCTGTTGAATTGCCGGTGTAGCAAACACGCCGGTTCTCTTCATCATCGTTGTCAGGTTAACAAAAAAGTTTCCAGCAGCAGCAGTAGCAAGATTGAGTGACAACAATCCTACTCCAGCCGAAGCTAACGTAGCAACTGCTGCTAAGTCCCTAAACTCGGAAGCTCCAATAAAAAGCTCTCCATCTGGTTGTGGTGTATCGCCAGACCACCATTGATCCGTGTTTGGCATTTCTCCTCCTTTCTACAGGATAAAATCCTCTTCTTGTTCGTAAGAATCTGGATCACGGAGCTTTTCTGCCGGTACAAACTCTTCCTTACCATCTCCAAGAATACCTGCTATACGAATATCTCGCTCTCCAATCAGGTTCTTATCCTTACAGTACTGATTGCAAAGCAAGAGTCCTCTTTGCCATGACATATCTGTAAGATGAGTCTTTCGGCTACATCTAGCACAGATATGCCAAGGCCCGTGGAGAAAACTTCGTTTGATACCAGCTACAACCGGCATAATAAGCTCAAAAACGGGGAGAAAGTGGGGAGCAGATAGGCCACAGATTTTCTCCCCGTGACCGTAAGTACTGCTCTACGGACCCTGTGTGCCCCAGACTCCCTGCCAGCGAGCAGCACCCGCACTCATTCTGAGCCGGGTCTTCTGCTTGATCGCATCCGTATCGAAGTCATCATCGAAATCGGTGGAAGGCCGTTCACGGTGATAAACACGAAGCGAGTGATCGACCTTCGTGGCGACAAGATACCAGTTAGAAGGAGAGTTCAGCCACGGAATCTCAAGATTCTTGTAGTCTTCAGGCAGCAGAGAGTTGATCGTGTTATCTGCTGTGTAGGGCTTTCCTGGAGAACCGAGAATCTCACGTACAAGGAACCGAAGCTCAGGAGGAGTGATGAGATTCTCCCAGCGCAAACGGATAGGGAATCCCATGTTGTCGATCATGCGAGCAGCGTGATTCGTAGCAAGCTGTAAGCCAGCCACGCTGAAGTCTACATCAACCGCCGGTCTGTTCGGCCACGTTCCAGCGAGTGAGATAACTCCTGCTGCTCCAGGCGCCAAGTTGGTAGCCGATGGACCACCGATAAGAGGATGCTGATTGAAGAACAATGGATTGCCGTCAATAGTCTGCACCGAAGAGGTGAAGCCTTGATTGAAGACATTCCAAGCAACCATTTCCTGAGTAAAGGCAGAACTGCGTGCTAGCAACTGCGGACCCTTCTTACCAACCAAGCCGTACTTATCGTCATCGTACAGCTCTCTGCTAGTCCTTATTCCTAAGGAGTAGGTAAGGTGAACGAATCTCTTCGTACCACCCTGCTTCATCTCTGTGTAAGCAGTTGAAGCATCTTCTGGCTTCTCTTGTAACGCCGAGATGCCAGCCATTTCCAGCTCTTGCTCATACTGACTTTCTGAGGTCGCCTCGTTAAAGACCTTAGTGTAATCAGATGCCTTGAGCTGTGAGTCGAGACTGTCGAAATAGATCTTCTTCAATCCCGGCTGCATTAGCTGCGGAAACTTCGCTCTTACTTGAGGCATTTCGATCTCCTAAGAGACTTCAGAAAGTAGCTACGGCATTCGCTGGAACAAACGAGAAGCGTACTTTCCCGTTGACGATAGAGCCATCCACCGGGTTTATTCCAACGATTTGTACGCAGGTGTTGGTTCCAGCAGTTGCCTTGTTTTTGTCAACATACCAGTAGTTGTTCGCGTCTTTTGTAAGACCGTACAACTTACCAATATCCGACTGAACAGGCGTGTAATCGGCTGCTACAGCACCGGCGGAGTTGTCGAAGATCGCCTCGAATACATTGTCCACTCCGGGAGACACGAACAAGCTTCTCCCATCAGAGACTGGAGTACCGAGAGCGATGTTAACAGCAAGCGGTTGGTTAGGAACAGAACCATAGGTTTGAATCGCCATTGGTCCTGTAATGCCACCCCAGGGAGGAACAGGTGCTCCTGCTCCGTCTGTGCCTAAATTCAGACCGAAGGATTCAGACACCCCCACGATAGCATTTGTGAACGTTACACCATCCCATGCTTGGGTAAAACCTCCATTTAGCATTAACGGAGTCCCAAACAGGAAGGATTGACCCGCTTTCTCAGGCAAAGCATAAGTGAACGGAGTTGTGTTCGCCTTATTCTGCACCTGAATAATTGGGACGTGAGTAGCTAGATTTGCTGGCATTAGTCCCTCCTCTTAGGTGTCAGTGTGGTAGAACTTGTAGGCTCCGCTCGCGAATGCGTTATCTAGAGCAGGATCTCCAAGTATTACCTTTTCCATCAAAGTACTTTTCGCGTTCTCTTGCGCCTGAGCAGGTCGTAACTGATTTTTTGAAATCTCATAAAACTTTCGTAGCTTAGCAAAACGTATACGCTTATGTACGCGCATACAAACAACATCTTGATACACGTACATTCCCTCAGAATCGAATTTCAAAGGGGGAATCCAATTATCGGCGAGATGCTCTCGCTTCAGAAACTCAAAACCTTCCGCGGCTTTAGCACCAACCTGCCGCTGATCCCTGTTCACCCAGATAGGAACGTACTCTTCATCTTTCAACTGGACGTTCATGTAATCTGGAATGTCGTGCTCGATGACAGGGATGTAGATGTCTTGCCGGATTAAATCACCTTCCTTGAGAGTCTTGTAGTCAGGCTCTTTCGGGATAAACTCGGCGATTTTCTCCGCCTTGCGAGCATCTAAGACGCGTTTGATAACGTCTTCGAGAGTGTCAGGATCGACACCAGAAGCAACCATCTGCTTCGCTACAGCTTCAGCGCCAGCAGCCTCTTCAGGGGTTTTAGACATAGCCTACTCCTTGATCGTAGCACATCTTAGCATAATCTTCTGGCTTCATACCAGCAATGCGAGCAGCATGACGCATGTCGTCATTTATTTCGAGATGCTCGTGAGCATCATCTTTTCCTGCTCCCGCGCTACCACTCGCAGTACCGCGCGAACCTCCAGATCCCGCAAAGCGAGATTTGAGTTTTCCTTCTCGAATCTCTTCGGAATGCTTTCCGAGAACTGTCCAGTAGCAGTTCTCGATAACAGAAGGATCATTTCTGAGTTGAAGGTTTTGACCGGCGAGAAGCTTGTCGATCTCACACTTAATATCTCCGGTGTAGTAGGAAAATTTGTCCTGATCCTCAAACACATCACGCTTGAGCTGATCGGCGCGGAGCATGAGAATCGCCATGCTCTGATCTTTCGTTCCCTCTTTGATTGCTCTGCCGGGATCAGTGAGGATGAGCTGCTGTAGCTCCTCATCTGTTTGCTGGCTCTGAGTTTCCCTAGCTTTTCTTGCTGATTCAGCAGCAGCCGCTTCTTTTTCTCTCTTCGACTCAGCAACAAACGCTTGAATATCTTTCAATCCAGTAAGCATCTCGGTGACTTTACTGAAATCGTCCTTCAAAGAAAGTGCCGAGTCAAGCTTCTTCTGCGTGTCATCATCCAGCTTGACCGATACTTCTTCCGTACCATCTTCTTTCTTGTTCTTCATCCACGGTAGAAACGGCATACTCTGCTCCTTTCGTTAGTTATCTTGCGCTTTCTGGAAAGTATGTGCTTGCTCTTTCTGTTTTTCAATTACTGCTTCGACCGCACTGATAGCTTCAGGGAGAGTCTCAAGCATTGCTATCAGATTCCTCTGTGCCAACATCACTGCAATCTCGACCTTGACAGAATTCCCTTCCTTACCATTCACCGACTGCTGATACATCCAGACTTCGGCTTCTTTCTGTTTCCTCAAGCTACTGAGGAAGCTGAGGAGTACCTGGAACTCCTCCAGTTGGTAGAGCACCTTGAGGGACTCCTTGTGAGGGATTAGGTCTTCCATTCGGTTGATTTCCATTTCCTGCTCCTTGAGGTTGGCCTTGTCCTAGCGCCATACCCATAATCTCTTTGATCTGTGGAAGTAGAGAATCCACATTATCCTTATTGAAATTCCTAAGAAGATCTTGCATCAGCAAGCGACTTGCTAAGAGTGCTTGCGAGTAATAAAGCTTCAGAGGAGGTGGAATCTGAGGATTCATCATAGCTTCGATAATTTGCGCTTGTGCTTGTGTCCAAGCCGCGACTTTGTCAACAAGTAAGATGTCATTTTGACGTTCGAGTTCCCTGTTATAAGATGGAGTAGTTGGACGGAGGCGTAACCCAAGTGCTCCTGATTTGAAATTCTTGAGAGCACTCGTAAGAGTATCCGCGTTATTTCCATAGCTTCTTAGCTTCGCTCCGATTCCCCAGTGAGCATACATCTTTGCTAGCTTGATTCCTATCCTCACATGGCAACTTCTCATATCTGAGAGTCTGATGTTATTTCTGTTGTTCTGTTGTGCCATTGCCATAGTAGTACCAGACGCGGAGTAAATTCCACGCTTCGGATTAACAATGCCCCCACCAGTACCACCAATAGCAGGATCAACGCCAGCACGCTCTTTAGCAAGAGCCGAGATAAACTGATCTGGTCCGTCATTGTATCCTGTATCCACTCCTGGCTTGATAAGCTCAATCTCTCCGTCCTTCGCCGGTACTGCTACACCGGGATAGAATTCTAGGATGCTGGAGAGCTTACTCTCTGGAGAGACTCTCCAGACACCCATCATGTTGTAGTTTCGATTGTTAGTCCGCCAGTTTGAGTTGTTCGAGAGTTCTTTCTGATAAGCCTGAAGCATCTCGGCATAACCTGTGCCCAGATAAGACTCCTCATCGTAAGAGAGCTTCACATCCTCAATCGGATTGATGTTGTCAGGATAGTTATTAAAGCAGATGTAAAGAACCTTTTCCCTATTCTTGTTATATTTCGCGTGCATCGAGTAAGTCTTACCGTCTTTATCATACTTGAAAAATAAGTTATAAAGATACCACCGAGCGGCTCCAGTATCTACTCCAGAATTGCCGAAAGAGAATTCTTCATTTACTTCCCTCTCCATCTCTGATTCTTGCACCGCATCAGGAGAGTTAAGCATGTCGTCTACATCAGCTTGCTTGAAGTAAGGACTCTTCGATGGCAAGTTTATTAGTTCCCAATAATCTATCGGCTGAATAAATCCATAGAATCTCATGTTACCTAA